ATAAATACTTCAGTGAAAGAGGTGTTATATGGAAAAAAGGCAAAAGATAGTACGTCTATCCCAGATTAAGAAAAACACACTAAAGATTCTATTTCAAGGGAAAACCTATGAGATTGATTTAGACCAGGAACTCATGATTGACGAGAACCTGGTCAATCAGTCTTTACGTAGAAGTCCATCTAATTATGCTCTATTGGTGATGGTAAGGGATAGGCTTATATATAAAAGGGATAAACTTGAAAAGGCAAAGGACCAAGCATATAGCAAGGCATGGCTTTACTACAAAGAATCGGGTAATATCAATAATGATGCTGCAGCACACAAAGCAGAGAACAACCAAGCTTATCAAGGAGCATTGAAAAGATATATGAAGGCTGAGTACAATGCGAGTAAGATGATAAGTATATGTAAAGCTTATGAATCAAGAGAGAATATATTAAGAACGATATCAGCAAACTTACGTAAACAACAGTAACTATGTCAAGAATTGAGTTAGACCTTATTTCGGTCAAAGAAGCAAGGGAGTTGAATGAGAAACTGAACGGTTTAGGAACTCCCACAGGAAGTCGAGTACTTATTGTATCACCGGTAGTAACTGCAGATACCAAAACCAAAGGAGGACTTTATATCCCTCAGGAACACGATAAAGATACAGTACCTCGCAAGGGAGTAGTAATTCAGGTAGGACCAGTCACCGATGAACAATGTGAAGAATATCCCGGTCTTCAGGTTGGAGCAGTAGTTACATACGGTCTGTATGCTGGTAAAGAACTAGATGTAGTAGACCTTCCCAATCAAGTAACAACTATATTATCTCTGAACGAGATACTTTATATCGAAACCAATAAATAAAGCCATGAAAAAGGAAAAAACAACCAAGAAAAAGGGCAGTGTAATGACTACCCGAGAAAAGATGCTTGCCAGGAAGAAGGACCTGGAAAAGCGTAGTGGAGGTGGTGGAATAATCTACCCGAAAGAAGGAACTACCCGAGTACGTATCAAATCTCGTGGTGCAGACGAGGAATTAGGAATAGAGATTATTCAATTCTATCTTGGACCAAAGGAGGGAGGTATTATATCTCCGGCAACTTTCGATGAGCCATGCCCTTTCATGGAGAAGTTCCAGGAGCTTAAAAACTCCGATGACCCCGATGACAAGGCCTTGGCCTCGAAACTGGTACCGAAGAGAAAGTATCTCATCGGGGTACTCGGGTACAAAGATACCAAGGGTAAGGAAATTGACCCAGACCGGGTAGATAAACCCATGATGGTACCCCGTTCGGTATATCAGGATATTATCGACCTTTACCTCGATGAAGAGGACTGGGGAGATATGACCGACCCCGTAGAGGGATACGATATCAAAATCACCCGTACTGGTACCGGTAAGAATGATACCAGTTATTCGGTATCACCCTGCCAGAAAACCAAGCTGGACAAGAAGTATCGGGGAGAGGTAGACCTGGAGAAAGCAATCCGGGCAAATATCCTTTCCTACGACGAACTCGAGGAGAAGCTGGCTTCATTCCTCAATGAGGGGGATGATGACGATGAGGATGAAAGACCACGTAAGAAGTCCTCTTCCAAAAGCAAGCTAGAGGACAAGAAAAAGAAAAAGGGAAAGAAATATAAGAGTGATATCTAAGATTTTCTAGATATATATACCTAAAGTAGGAGTGGGGTATAGTTTATATCCCACTCTTTTCATATTATAAATTACAAGTATGGCAAGAAAACCTAAAGCTACCCGAAAATCGGGTGGCAAAAAGTTTAAGATACCCACACAGAATGAGATACTCAAAAAATACGGGTCATCTCTCCAGTTCAAGGCCAGTACTATAAATCACCATGGACTATGGATTCCATCCACATTCTTTGCTCTCAATTATCAAATGGGTGGTGGTGTACCATTCGGGAAGATAATTGAAATCATGGGAGAAGAATCCTCAGGCAAGTCCCTGATAGCTTACAACTTTGCTTATGCTGCACAACAACTCGGGGGTCATGTAATATGGGTGGATGCAGAACAAGCATGGATGAATTCATGGGCAGAGGAAAATGGTCTGGACCCTGAACGAGTAACAGTATTAAATGATACCAGAATAGAAACTATTTCGGATGCTATTGCTGATTTAGCCATATACTGGAGGTCAAAGCTAACTAATAATGAGCCTATCATAGTTGTGATAGACTCCATAGCAGCTCTGGATTCTATAGAAGCCATTGATGCAAAGATGGCGGATAGCAAGGCCGAGATGGGAAACCGGGCAAAGCAGATATACAAGATGTTCCGAATAAGGAACGAATTGTTCTATCGACTCGGAGTAACCATGGTATGTATCAATCAATTACGTAGTAAACTGGGTGCAGGGTTTGGTCAAGATACCAGTACAACTCCTGGTGGAGCAGCACTCAAGTTCTATGCTTCAATCCGGTTAGCTTTCTATTCCGGTAAGACTCTCAAGATTAAGTATAAGGGTAAGGAAAGACGAGCAGGTAAATATGTAACTGTTCAGATGAAAAAGAATAAGGTATCTCCTCCTCGAGAAACCATATCCAAAGCCCCTATATACTTCAACCCAAAATACCATGAAGTTGGCTTCGACCGATACTTCTGGTTAGAGGAATCTCTGGAGGATGCTGGAGTGATAGAGAAGCTCGGTGGTGGAACATACATGTTTGAAGGAAAGAAACTCTGTCGAGGTGAAGAGGCTTTCCACAGGTTAATCGAGGAAGATGGTGAGTTAAGGAAAAAGCTATTAAAGGCTGCTGGAATAAATACCATAGGAACCACTAAGCGAAAGCTCAAGAAGATTACACGAAACATGTTCCCTGTTGATGCAGACTTAGACTATGAATCTCAAATAGAATCTGAAGATGCAGAAGAAGACGAATACATCCCGGACGAGGGGTAGAAAACCGAGGATGCTTATGGTAGTGGACGGGAGTAATCTTGCTCACCGTTCATACCATAAGTTTAAGAATCTTAAAGCCAACAATGGAGCTGGTACCGGGTTGGTGTATGGGTTCTTAAGAATCCTCGGTTCATACTTAACTCGGTTTAAACCAAGCCATGTAGTAATTACATTCGATACTCATGAGAGCAAAGAGTCTAATTTCCGTAATG